AAGTTATCAACATTGGACCAGACGAAGAGCCAATTACTATCAACGAACTAGCGGAGGCCTGTGCAAACGAAACAGGAATCAATTTAGATCCAATACATCACAAAGATAGACCCAAAGAAGTAAAATTAGCAACCTGCTCTTCGGACAAAGCACGTAAATTATTAAATTATAAAACCTCTACCAACATGAGACAGTCTGTGAAAAAGACTGCAGATTACATTCGAACGAGAGGCACAAAAAAATTTCAATATCATTTACCATTGGAAATTATAAACGACATCACACCAGATACTTGGAAAAAGAAATTGATATGATATCATTTTGTTGTCCATCAAGAGGCAGACCTGAATTGGCTAAAAGATTAGTCGATACCGCTATGGAAACACAAGACGGTGAAACGGAATTTTTATTTTATCTTAACAATGATGACGAAAAGTTAGAACAATATCAGGATCTGCTAGACGAAAAATATTACACAATTGGCCCAAATCAATCCACATGTTACAGTTGGAACTTAATGTGTGAACAAGCCAAAAATGATGTAGTGATGCTGATGGGAGATGATGTGCAAGTTAAAACACCTCACTGGGACACTCTCATAGTCAAAGAAATTGACAAGTATCATGATAAAATTTTAATGGTGGTGCCGTCAGATGGTAGGAAAAAAACAGCAGGTAAATTAGGCAAAACTGTCAAACTTTGGGGTGATGAGCCACTTGGAGCCGCACATTTTGCCGTACATAAAAATTGGACAAACACTTTAGGTTATCTAGCGCCTGTATTTTTTTGGCACTGGCATGTAGATTCTTATACGCAAAAAGTTGCTCGTAAACTTAATAGATGTTTGTATCTTCCCACAGTTGAATTTAAGGCTAAAAAAATTATTGACGACAATGCCGGACGCCAAATAAGAAACAATCTTAATATAAATTTACGAGATAACTTTGTTTGGAAAAAAGTACGAGACAGACATCTTGCCAACGATGTTGCTGAATTAGAAAAATTTATAAAGGATAAAAGCACTTCTTACTTCTATGCTTCATAATAAAAAGATTGAACGTTATCCTATTTGTATTTTGATTGCTTTCGTATGAATGCCATGTTTTTCCTTGTTGACCACAAAAGATAAAAGTTGTATTTGGTTGCCATTCTGCTTCTTTCACAAAAGCAGACTCTGACTGTTCGGTGTACATCTTTGTACCAACATTTATTTTTGGTGTTACATATGTAACTGAACTCCAGGTTTTCTCAACACCTTCTTGGTGTATATAAAATTTATAAGGTAAAGGTGGTGTGATGCTAATATGTGCATTTACGCCAAGAGTTGGATATTTTCTATATGCTGGATATACATCATGCAACTGTTTAACGTTTTTCAATAATTTTTCACATATGTCCACAGTTTCATCATAGAAGTCTATGTTGTAATCCTTAAATTCTTTTGGATGAATTTGTATTATGTCTGTTGTCTTTACGTTAAGATGCGGCACACATTGATTTTGCAGTTTATCAAACACCTTGTCGTCAAACGTTTTGGTAATAATTTGATGTGGCCACGGATCTGTAACAACATTTGTGTCAAGACATTTATCTAAGAACATTTGGCCTACACTCATTTTAATTTCTCCACAATGGAATTGAACTGTTGTTTGGAGATATCAAGTTGCACTAAAGGTCTACGTATGTACTTTTTTTTTGATTCTTCTATAGTGATATCTTTACAAGCAGTCAGCAAAAATTTGTTTTGATGATATTTTATTTTTGCTCCGCCAACATTCAATATAGGTTGTCTGTTTTGATCAGAACGTTCTCTGAAAAACCATAGTGCAATTATTTCTTTATTGTAATCAATTTGTGATAGATCTTCTTTGAATTCAAAACCTGTTTTGTATTGCTGATCAAAATCTTGCCATACCTTGTGTGATAGGTTGTTTTGATTTTCGTATAGTATGTCATATTGTTTTTCTGGAAATATTGTTGATGCACAAACGTATTCAACAGGTTCTTTGTAGTAGTGAGATTTTTTCAACCAATGCCACTGCATTATGAACTAAACAGATTAATCAATTCCTTTTTCCATACATCGCCATATTCACAATCACGATATCCATCAAACCATGGGCCGCCTTCTGTGTAGTGTAATATTTTTGGCTTGCCATCAGTAGGTTCTTTGTACCATCCGACTAGCCAATTGTATTCATGAGGTAATTCACCAATCTCGTTGTCCTCCAACCAAGTAAATCTATGTAAAAATTTTGCTTCTTCTTTGTTCAATAATTCAGGCGTAAGGATTTTATTTTTTGGATGCTCACAGTTCCACAATACCATTGAACTCCAATTTTTTCTAGGATAAACAGTTTGTGTCTGTCCGTCCATTTTAGTGCCTTCTTTTGGTGTGTAGTCGTGTTGAACACACACAACAGCCTTTGATGGATCGCAAAATTTGGTCAATTCGTGACTAGGAATACGCCATACAAAATCACAATCACAAAACACTGCCCATCCTTTGTAGTCATTTAGATAAGGCACAAAGAATCTAGTGAAAGTAAATTCTGTTGATGCCAACTTGTCAACAGGACGAGTGTATATGCCTTGTTCACGCATTTGTTTTTGTTTGAGAGGAATCACTTCGGCGCCTGGATCTCTTCTTCTAATTGAGTGTTCGCAAACTTGATATGCTATGTCTTCTCTACTATCGTGCCCTACATAAATTTTCATATCAAATATTTAATTGGTTAGCAAGTTCAGGTAAGAAATCTTTCATGCGTATTTTCCTATATGCGTCTCTTTTTTGCATGATATCTTTAAGCATTTCTATCTGTTCACTTTGATCATTATCTGCTTTTATATGTTCTATTATACTGTCCTTTAGAAACTTCAAATTTGTAGTCAAGGCGTAGTGTTCAGTGCTGATTTGTTTTATTTTTTCATATGCAAGTTGTAGAAGATTTTTTGGTAATACAAAAAACTGTAGGTAGGTAGGTCCGTGCAAAATATTTAATTTACAATGAACTTTATGAGAATTTGCAAATTTTATAATGTTATCCACATCAAGCAAATTTAGATTTTGAACAGTAAAAGAAATTTGGAAAGAGGCATTTTTTAAGGTAAGAAAGTTTTTTATATTCTGTTTTACATTTTTCCATTGGCTTGGAAAACGCATGTAATCATTGACTTTCTCAGTGCCGTCTACGCTAAAGATTATTTTTACCTCCTTGAATTTTCTAAGTTTTTGTAATAGAAATGGTGAATATTGTGTGCCGTTTGTTGTAATCCACAGGTGTATTTTATCTGCATTTTTTTTAGAAAGTTTATCTATCAAAATTAAAATTTTAGGATTAAGTAAAGGTTCACCGCCTTGAAGCGTAACCACTGTTACATTATTTTTTACTATTTGATCAATTAAGTAGTCGACTTTATCATTCTCAATGTCGTAGTCCTTTTGGTTTCTATCATCAAGTCCTAAGTCGTTGTTTTCAATTAATAATTTACTACTGCTACCTCCATCACACATAAAACATTTTAAATTGCAAAGATTAGTAATATCGAGATTGTAATCTTCTGGATGTTTAAGATTGGTTTTTTCAAAAAAATCTAAATAGAACTGTGGTTTTTTATTTCCTAATATTTTATAATGTGTGTTAGTGTGTTCTCTTAGACTTTTCACACCTTCTCGCTCGTCTCGCCAACATTTCCTACACTCAACCGGCTGTTTTGAATCTAAAAATTGTTGTTGCACATTTTTTAGATAATCACTATTCCAATAGTCGTCAATTGAATGTGTTTTAAGATTATAATTTTTTTCACCTTTGAATGTAGATTCGTTTATTTGAAATGCACAACACGGAGACAAAGTACCATCTGTAGATAAATTTAGACTATTAAAAGGCTTAAGACAAAAATTTTGGTTTTTCATTTTTAAGTAGTTGGTGTATTTCTTTCCAGTTATTTACGCGAACTACTTTTTCATGATTAAAATCTCTATTATATTCGTGGTCTATGATTATACAACGTAGACCAAACTTTAGTCCAGTTTCTACATTGTATGGTTTGTCTTCTACCCACCATAGACCTGTATCCTTAAATTGTTCTAATACAGAATCTTTGTCAGCGCCTGTATCAAGTATATGATAGTTACTGAATACAGTCTCTCCAAAAATGGTGTTTAAACGTATTTTCCGCAACGCTTGTGCTGGTAAATCAGAAGTTTGACTAGTTATAGGAATAAACGTCCAGCCTTCTGCATGTAGCAGTTTTACCCACTGTACACAGTCTGGCATTGGTTCTTGATTGCCCATCCATGCACTTTTATTGAATTCTCGTATTTCCTTACGTATTTGAAACTTAGTAAGACCAAATCTTTCTGCCATTTCGTATGTGTTCTCTTTGTTTGGCAATAGTTTATAAGGATATACTTTCTCACCTTTATCGGTATAATAGTGTCTTTGCAACATCCATTTGGTGAAATGGTTCTCCCATTCGAACAATACACCGTCTACATCTGTTAGGATAATTCTATTTGATGTCGGCATCTTCCATTCCTGCTACTCTCAGTTTTACGATGTTTGTGATCTGCCATTGTTTCTGATCCAGTCCTTTGGTGATGCCTAGCCATTGGTTTCTTAAAAGAGCAAATTCATTTATAATTTTTTCCATGTCTACTACGTCCTGCTCACCGTCTGTGTATTTTTCAGCATCTCTGCTAGACAATGCTCTGTTGTAATTTTCTAAATATTTTTTAAAAGATTTTGATCTTGTTCTACGTAGTTCAATGTTCAAGTAATTTAAAATTGCTTCTATCTGTTGCAGTTGATTGAAACGTTCTTCAACAATTCCAGGCAAAGCCGCTGATGCTTTTTCCAAATTACCATATATTCGTATTTCTTTTTTGGCTTTTTGGAGTTCTTGGTCATAATGGTTGATACAATCAGGAATACGTGCTAGATTTCTACTTACTTCACTGTACCAATTAATTGTCGTCATAGCGATCGTCAAACTCTTCTTCCTCTTCGTCATACTCTTCAAACAAAGTGTCAACTGCTTCTTCTAACTTTGGATCAAAGTCTACTATTGCTTTTATTTCTTCGTGATCAACTCCTATGTCATCTAAGCATTTCACAAAGTCAATAGCGGCATCTAACTTCTGTTTTTCAGGAACGTAATGAACAATTGAGTTCCACAATCTTTCTATGTCTTCTTGCGATAAGTCTACCATTTATTAAGCCTCGGATTTATCTACTGTTGCTGGCTCTGACACTTTGTCAAAGTCTGCCATCAGCATATCTAATTTATCTCCGATCCAGGCTTTTCTGAACTCTAGATGTTCTTTTCCTGCAGAATCAATATATTTTAACCTATTACCCTGCTGTGTTAGTATGCCCTTTTTCTCAAATAGGTCAACTAAACCACTGTATGGATCCATACCTGTATCGTAAGGAATCTTCACTTGTACACTTTCAAAAGGCTTGGCATATCTTGTTTTCATAACTTTGCAGGCCGCTCTAATGCCTCTGACATCTGATATTTTGTTGCCTTTTTCATCCTCTTTAAGTTTTAGTTTTTTCATTGCTATCACTATAGAACTTGCGTAAATGAAACCTTGTCCACCTGAGATCTTGTCATCAGGATCAAACATGTCCTGTGATGCATAGGTATGGTTGGTTGCTATCAGTCCAACATTCCAACTTCCAAACATGTTCACGCAATTTCTTACCAGTGCTGTCAATGCCTTAGGCTTTCTACCCAAGTCACCTTTCATTTCGCCTTTCTCAAATTGGTCAACGTCTGTTGGCGTCAGTAACATACCCAAACTGTCTATCACAAACAATACTTTGGGTGCGCCTTCTTTGTTGTCTGCGTGTTGCTCTTTGTATCCTTTCATAAACTCAGACACAGTTTTAGCCACATCGTCAATCATGGACAAACTTAGTTTTAACAGTTTTTCTTCTGATGTGTCCACGTTCAAGGCCTGTAACCATTGTTCATCAAGTGCGTTTTCTGAATCAATTAGGATCACAAATATACCTTGCTCCTGTGCATTTTTAATAATGTTTCCAGATGCAATGTAACTTTTACCTGCACCTGATTCACCTGCAAGTACTGATACTTTGCCTAGTGGAATACCTTTGTTGAAATCCCCAGATATGAGATAGTTCAATGCAAAGTTGCCTGTTGATATCCAATCTGTAGGATCATTGAATCCTATACCAAGTCCTTGGATAGATTTTGTAATACTTTTTCTAAATTTTGTTGCGTCAAATACTTTTGTCATAGTGTCCTCTTATTATAATACACAAGGCCCTAACTGTCAATGTTAAGGCCTTGGTAAATGTCAGATTATTTTGCTTGTCTTGATCTTATCAGTTTCAAGATGTCTTCTGCTCTTTTGGCACTATCTGTTGTAGTGGCCGCTGGAGCAGGCTGTTCTGCTGTTGTTTCTGGTTGTGGTGCTGGAGCAGTCTCTTTCACTTCAGCATTTACCGGATCAGCAGTTCTCTCAACTGGTGCAGGTCTATCTGCTGTTGGAACACTCACTTGACTTGCACTTACTCCTGCAGGTCTAAAGTATTGTCCATACTTCTCAAGATCATAAGCCTCACC